TTTCAAATACGGGGTATCCATCCTTACAGCCTTTAAGAAAACCGGAACGGTATCTCTTATCATCACACTGTCCTTTATTTCCGCATCAATGGGAGCGTCCACTTCCACATTGTGTTTCGCTGTCGCTTCCAGATCCTTTATTCTTATCCCCAGTTTCTTTATTTTTTCTTCATCTTCAGCCCTGAACCGTTTGTATTCATCCAAAGACATGGTTAGTGTTTTGATGTCCAGTGCCATCGTTGAAGAATCAGCCTGTATTCGCCGGACTTCCGACATAAGAGCTTCAGTATTGGACTTATAACTGTCTTTTTCTTCGATGAGTCTTTGGCGTGATCTTAGAAGTGAGATTGTGATACCTGAAAGAACAGCGATAATCAAGAAGGAGTATTTATTCATCAGCCTTTGGTATAAACACTCCTTCTTGGGTTATACATCCCACGCAACTGGTAACAAACCCTTCAGGAGCCAGTTGCCAGTTTTTTGCCCATTCCTCCACAACGGTCGTCTTGTGCGGACAATTACCGAATCTTGATTCGACATAGGTATACGGGTGCGTCATTTTGCTATGCTCGTCCGGGAATTGCGCTTTTATCTTCACATCCTCTTTCCACTGTGGCATCCTGATATAACCGGCTTTCTTTTCCTGAAGCATGTAGTAGGCGAGGGGGTAAGGAAGCGCATTGCAGGACATGTATTTCTTCTTTTCGAAATCAGATTGGCTGATCCACCCCATGTGCCCGGATTCATCTTTGATAAGATAGCCTTCTTCCAGCGAATCCTCTTCTTTCCCAAGCATCTTTTTCATAAACTCTTTCTTGGTCATTTTCTCGGCCTCGATACATTCTACTCTTACAAATTTTTCCATTGTTATGTAAATTATAAAGTTTTGATTGACTGACTGGGAATGAACCATTCATCTTCTTCTTGAAACGGCTCTGTAAATTCTACAAT